AATTAAAATAAATAAACAATAATATGAACGCAAAACACGTATTAAATAAGATTATAGCAGCTTTATCAGCAGATAAGCCTGTTGAAATGGCATACGCTAAGTTAGCAGATGGCACAATCTTAGAATCTCCTACCTTTGATGTAGGTGAATTAGCAGAAGTAATATCTGAAGATGGAAGTAAATCTCCAGCACCAGAAGGTGAACACGAAGTAATCTTAAAAGATAGCGAAGGAAACGATGTTAGAATTAAGATTCAAGTGGATGCAGAAGGAAAGATAACTGAAAGAGAAAACGTAGAATTACCTGAATCAGAAGAAAAGGATGAAGAATCCGAAGCTGTAGAAGCTAAATCTGATGAGAAGAAGGTAAAGAAAATCCCTGAAGATATGGAAGAAGAAGAATCAGATGCAGTTGATGCACCTGTTGAATCTATTCCAGAAGATATGGAAAAGAAGTACGCTGATTTAGCTTATAGAATTGAGGAGATGGAAAAGAAAATCTCTAAGATGGAAGAAGTTAAAGAAGAAGAAATCAAAGGTAAACCAGCTGAAGATAAAAAAGAAGCTGACGTTAAAATGGAAGAAGAACTTCCTAAATTAGACGGAGCACCTGTTGATGAGACTTCAAACAAAACACAAAACATAAAAATGAGTAAGAATAGTAAAGTTGTGAGTTCACAATCTGCTTTCTTATCAAAATTATACAAATAAACAAAAACTTATTGAAAATGAGAAAAAATCAAAATTTCGCTCAACCATCGGTAACAAGTACGTATAGTGGAGAATTTGCAGGAAAATATATTGCAAGCGCACTCCTTTCTGCACGCACGTTAGACAATGGTTACATCACAATAATGCCAAACGTTAAATACAAATCAGTAATTCAAAGAATTGCTGTTGATAGTATTGTAAACGATGCATCTTGTGATTTCGCAACTTCAGGTACAGTAGCTCTTACCGAAAGAATCTTAGAACCAAAAGAGCTACAAGTAAACTTAGAACTTTGCAAGCAAGAATTTTTAGATTCTTGGGAGGCATTGCAATTAGGATTCAGCGCTTTTGATTCCGTGCCAGCAAATTTTAGCGATTTCTTGGTGAGCTACGTGGGAGGCAAGGTTGCCGAGGCAACTGAAGAATCTATTTGGAGAGGTAATCCTTCTGTAAATGGACAATTCCAAGGTATCTATACCGAATTATCTTCATCAGTAGTAGCAGGTGGTGTAAACGCTCCTGTAACTTCATCAGTTTCGGGTTCAATCACTTCAGCTAACGTAGGAACTGCATTAGCAGCATTGATAGACGCAGTACCTCAAACTGTTTATGGTAAAGAAGACTTAATGATTTACGTTCCAACAAACGTAGTTAAGGCTTACCAACAATTCTTAGCTGGTGGTGCACAAGGCGCTAACGGTTTCAACAACCAATTAAACGTTGGTGAAAAACCATTGAACTTCAATGGTATTGAAATGGCGTATTGTCCTGGATTAGCAGCATCTGCTATGGTGGTTGCTCAAAAATCTAACTTGTTCTTCGGAACTGGTTTAACTTCAGATTTCAATACTGTAAAGTTATTGGATATGGAAGATTTAGACGGCTCACAAAATTTCCGTGTGATAATGCGATATACTTGTGATACAGTATACGGAATCGGAAACGATATAGCAATACACAAAAACTATTAATTTAATTGAGTGAACAATGAGAGGGTATAATTCCCTCTCTCACTCTTTAAGTTTCAGAAACAAAAAAAATTAAAAAATAAAAATTATGAGTTGTCAACTAAGCGCAGGCCGTAATGAAGTATGTAAAGAGAGTGTTGGTGGACTATCAGGAGTTTATTTCGTAAACTTTACTGGTTCTCTAGCTAACATAACTGATGGTGATTCAGATGCTTTAATTAGCACATTACCAACAGGTCTTACTGCATATTTTTATGACCTTAAAGGGACAAGTGCATATACTGAAACTGTAAATTCCTCTAGAGAAAATGGTACTACATTCTTTTCACAAGAATTAACATTGAATCTTAAGAAATTAACAAATGAGATGACCACACAATTGAAATTAATAGCAAGAGGACGTACACAAGTATTTGTTCATACTATGCAGGGTGATACCTTATTAGTAGGACAAAGAGAAGGTGCGGACTTAATCGGCGGTACAATACAAACCGGCGCTGCTATGGGAGATTTATATGGATATAGTATCCAACTTCAGGCAAATGAGCAGTTCCCTGCTTCATTTATCTCTGGTTCAACATTTGGTTCGCCATTTGGAGGTGTAACTAACCCACCAACAATTGTAAACGGTACAAACTAATCAGTATTACACTTAAAATATTAAAGGGAGGACTCAGTTCTCCCTTTTTTTATGCCATATGGCAGATATAGATGGGACTCAAAACTTCAGACTTAGTTGTTTTTTTATAAAACAATTAGCAAGTTAAGGGTATAACATGCTACTTATTGAATATTGGAAAGAATTCACTTCTCAATTACTTATGTAGGGGGTAAAGTAGCATTAATAGATTTCACTACTTTGTTCTATATGATTGTTAAATGTATAGTTAAAACAACATAAAGACAAGATAATGCTAGCATACTACATATCAGGAAGCAATTATTATTCATTTAGAATAGCTCCAACGGGCTCATCTAATCTTACACTCAATCTGCAGAACATGCTAACGTTGGTGAATACATCATCTTCAATTAGTGCATCTGCAAGACCTTACACATATAATGCGTATGAGAGTATCCTTAATTGGACAGCATCTATATCAGGTGCACGTACAGGTGACCAATACCGAGCATCTATAACTGATACAACCGGTTCTATTTGGGACGGTTCTATTTCAGTATTTGCATCACAATCAATTGATAAGCCAGAGTACATAAATCAATTAGGCGTTGAAGAAGAATATAAGAGCAATATAACAAACAATCAATACATAATACTAGATTAATATGAAAGAAAAACAAAGTTTCTCAGTAGTCAACTTAACATCTCAACAAATTCCTATTGTAGTTGAAGATATAAAGACAAGATATAATTGGGTACCTGTTGGTATAATTCAACCAGATGATTACTTTCAAAACATAACTGATGCTTACACAACATCAACAACAAACGCAGCTTGTGTAGAAGGTATAGCAGACCTAATATATGGTAAAGGATTATATTCTAAAGATGAATCATTTCAAGATACATTAGGAAAATTAATACCACAAGAAGAATTAAGGAGAGTTGTATTTGATTTAAAACTTTATGGTAATGCTGCATTCCAAGTATATTGGGATGATACACACACAAAAGTAATTAAATTCTATCACACTCCTATACAAAACATAAGAGCGGAAAAAATATACGATAATCCAAAGATTGAAAACTATTTCTATTGTACTGATTGGAGTGACCATAAAGCACAAAGAAGTAAGAAAAGAATATCAGCATTTGGCACTTCAAACGATAAGATGGAATTATTGTATGTAAAGAATTACTCACCAGGTAAATATTATTATTCATTACCTGATTGGATTCCTGCTTTACAATTTTCTTTTGTTGAAGCTGAATTATCTAACCTACATTTAAATAACATTGAGAATGGATTTATGCCGTTGGTAATGATTAATATGAATAATGGTATTCCAGCGCCTGAAGAAAGACAAACGATAGAAAGTATGATTGAGCAGAAGTTTACAGGCACTAGAAACGCTGGTAGATTTATGATTTCATTTAACGATGATGCAGAAAGAAAACCAACAATAGAAGCAATCAACATAGATAACTTACATGAAAAGTATCAGTATGTTAGTGATTACGCGCAAGACCGTATCTTAGTTGGACATAGAATTACATCTCCATTGTTGTTTGGTATCAGAACACAATCTAATGGTTTCAGTTCTCAATCAGAAGAAATGAAAACAGCTTTCTCTATTTTACAAACAATGACAATTACTCCATTCCAAAACTTAATCATTAACTTTATAGCTGATGCATTAGAGATTGGTGGATACGTTGATACTGAATTATACTTTGAACAATTAACACCATTGGTAATTCTTTCACAAACTGCAGAAGAAACCGGACAATCAATTACACAAGTTGAGGATGATATCAATGAACAGGCTGAAAACCCTGAACAAATTGAAGATGAAACAACAATAGACCCAAACATAGAACAAGAAGAACTAAGTGATTATAGTAGAAGTAATCCTAATTTTTCTAAGAACTTTGAAACATTTAAATTATAAACAATATGAGCTACGCATTATTTGTAAGTAGAAACGATATTATTAAAAACAGTCCATTGCAAGGAGCGATAGATGCTGATAGGTTATTACCTTTTATAAGAACAGCACAGGACAAATATATGTTAAACCTATTAGGTACTGTTTTATTTTACTATATCCAAGAGCAAATTGAAGCGGGTACATATGGTAACTTAAATTCATATTACCAAGACCTAATGAATGACCATATCAAACCCACACTAATATGGTATGGCTGCGTTGAATACATACCCTTCTCATCCATTCAATTCAAAAGTGAAGGTGCAGTAAAGCATTTGAGTGAACAATCAACAGCACCCTCTAAAAATGAGATTGATTACCTATTACAAAAGGCTCTTAACTCTGCTGATTTCTACGCAACTCGTTTACAAAACTATTTAGTTGCTTATTCTAATCAGATACCACAATACCTTGAAAGTGTTGGTAATTTAACGCAGGTATATCCTGATTTTACCAATCAGTATTTTGGCGGTATTCAACTTTAAAACCATAACAATATGCCATTGAATGTAGTAAATAATAACGGTACAAATTATACATTGTACTATAACGCATTAAATTATTTTAAAACAATAATGACAAATCATCCATCTATTCAGACAGTTACACAAGGTGATGTATTTGAAATAGATGATAGAGAATTTCCTGCATATCCTTTAGGTAATATTCTTATTACAAACGCCACATTCGCTGATTCAGTTACAACTTATACTTGTCAACTTACAATAGCTGATAAGATTAAATTAAAGAATAATGAAAGTACTGGTGTACATAATAAGCAAGATATTCCTTACTTTGGTACGGATGATACCGTTGATATACATGCAAATACATTAAGTATAATTAATGATTTAACATCATACACACAATACGCAGTTGATAACTTTGATATCCCTGAAGGAATAAGTTGTGAAGCATTTAAAGACCGTTTTGATAATGGTTTAGGTGGATGGGTAGCTACATTTGATTTAGTTACACACAACGATAGACCTAGATGCTTATATAATTTATTTTCTTAATAATGAAAGAACTTAGAGAAGTAGCAAAAGTATTTAAAGAATTATCTTTGCTCTATATGATTAAGAGACAAAGACCGGTTTATGCTACAGGTGAATTATATAGTGCTATTAAGAAATATAATACATTAGATAGGATGACAGGACCTGGTGATAAACGAAAGAAAAGTCTTGTTGGAACTTCTACATTCAGAACTTTATTGAATTTTATGCCACCGGGCTATGAGTATGGATACTTTCCATATTATGGTAAAGGAACATCAAAAATATATGGACCTAGACCGTTTGCTGAGGAAGCTGCGAACTCTGCTCAAATGAAGAAAGTAATTGATAATGCCGTAAAGGGGTATATCAATAAAACTATTTTAAGTAATATTAAGAAGCAAGTAGATACTGAAGTAGAGAAAATCTTAAAGTAACCATCAAATACAAATACGTTTTCGTTGGTTAAATGATAAATTAATAAAGCATGTCCTTATCCATAACACAATATCCCGCTTCCGCATCGTTAGCACAATCACCAATGGTGTTTACGGTGTTCGAAAATACGAATGTTGTTTATAGTTCTTCATTTCAATACTATGCTGACCTTTACTATTGGAATGGTGCACCTAATCAATCGGGTTCAGTTGCGGATTACACATTAACAAAGTATCCTAACACTAGTTTAGTAGGTATGTTTGATGTAAGTAGAATAATCAACTCAACACTTACTGATTTATCTTTTGCAAACAATTCTAACGTAACATATTATAAAGCTGATTTCTATTGGAATTATACAAACGCTTCAAACGTAATTGTATCATCATCTAAAGTAAGTTCGGGATTATATAAAGCATTAGATGGATACGCAATATTTCAAGAACCTATCAACCAACAAATCGTATCTAAATCAGCCTTCTGGCCGATAATGACTGATGGACCTGTAACACAATCTTTCTTAGATGGTACAGTAGGTTGGCTAAGTGCTTATTGTGGTGATATAGGTAATCCAATAATTACAAAGTTAGTTTATTCAGGTTCATTAGGTAATGCAAACTATGTAATTAGTGGTGATGTATCATCTTCAAACCAAATAAACTATTTTCCTATTGGTACTACGTGTGATGATTGGCCTCTTAATCCATCACAAGATTTCTTTAGTGTACAAGCATTTTCTGGTTCAACTGCATTAGGTAGTTCTATTTTATTTAGAAAAGATTGTATCCAAAAATATCCAAACATCCGAATTAAATGGAAAAATAGATATGGACAATTTGATTACTTCAATTTTTATTTAGTTAATCGTCAGGGATTCTCATCAACTAAAAGAACATATCAACCGCAGTTAGGTTCATGGCAAGGTTCAACATTAAGTTATGAAAACTATGATAG